GGAACGCTTTTCATCTTTGGGAGCTGAATGTATCGTTGGACGAGAGCATCACGAGGATGGAGGACTTCATCTTCACGTGTTCGCGGACTTCGGACGGAAGTTTCGAAGTCGAAAGGCTGACATACTCGATGTGGACGGTCGGCACCCAAACCTTGCACCTATTAAACGAACACCGGCGAAGGCTTACGACTACGCAATCAAGGATGGAGATGTTGTCGCAGGAGGGCTGGAGAGGCCAATCGAGGGCGGAGTGGGAGGTGGGACGTCTGCTGATAAGTGGGCTCGAATTACGCAGGCGGAGGATCGAGACGAGTTTTGGGCTTTGGTCCATGAACTGGATCCCAAAGCTGCTGCATGCTCGTTCAACGCACTCAGCAAGTATGCTGACTGGCGATTTACCGAGAAGCCTCCCGAGTATGAGCACGATGGACGAATTAAATTTGTTCAGGGAGATGCTGACGGAAGAGATGACTGGCTATCGCAGTCTGGTATCGGACTGGATGAACCATTCTTAGGTAAGTGTTACCCAGGTGCAAAAGCGGACACATATATCCCAGGGTCTTTGAACGACGAGGTGCCTCGCGCCAACGGGACCCCTGCTGCTCGAGCATGCCTCCGGGGGGGGCCCCTGGCCACCCCCTCCCCTTCGGCCTCGCAGGCGGGGACCCCACCCGTTGTTGCCTAAACTTATGCTGACTAATCAGGTAATAGGGTTAAATCTCTGGTCTTATTCGGAGGTACAAGGACAGGCAAGACAACTTGGGCTCGGTCGCTCGGCAGGCACCTATACTGCATTGGACTGGTCTCAGGTGCGGAATGTGCTAAGGGAGCCGACGCCGAGTACGCCGTCTTCGACGACATCCGAGGTGGTTTTGGATTCTTTCATGGATACAAGGAGTGGCTCGGTGCTCAGCCTCATGTATCCATCAAGCAACTCTACCGAGAGCCCTTCTACATGAAGTGGGGTAAGCCTTCAATTTGGATCTGCAACACGGATCCGCGGACGGATGCCTACGGCCCTAACGCTACACCGGATTGGGATTGGATGGAGGGGAACTGCGTTTTCATTGAAGTCAAAGACTCGCTAATCGAGTCTATTTCTCATGCCAGTACAGAGTAGAATTGTATTGCAAACTCATTTGATCCTCGTTTGTTCCATTGATTGAGAAGAAATCAATGATGTAATAGTCACCCATGCCTTGTTTTCCTTCGACACTCCAGCGCCTGACTTCTTCTTCGCTGGCGTCTTGGTCATCGTCGTAAACGAGATTTTTGTTCATGGGGTGCCATCTGTTGTAGGTACGGTAAACGCCGGATTCGTTGGGGGACTGAATATTGGTGGTCTTATCGTATACGATATCCCAGCGTCTGTTATCAGTGGGGGCAATCATGGGATCGACCCAATCAACGTTCCTAGCTCCTTTGAACAGGATGCGGAACATATCGTTGACTGCACTAGCGTTGTTACCCCAGTTGGTGGCTGTGCGCACCATACCGAATTGGGCTTGGAGAAGCGAGAGAGGGGTGGACGCGGTCTCTTTGGAGTACAGGAAGTCTCCACGTAGGCGTACGCATATGCGTCTCCACTTGCAGGCAGCTCCGGTGTCGCTCAAGATGGATATGGTTTCTTTGACGCCGCGCATAAAACACGTTGTTGACGTGCGCACGGCTTCTTCGATTGGTTGTCCGGCAGATCCGTCTGCGTTGAGGGCTGGGCGTGCGGTTGCTGCCCAAGGGATGACATAAATGTTGTTGCCTTGCAGGTATGCAGGGCCATTGCGGAAAACACCGACGGTGTTATTAGCGTCCATATTGGTCCACGTCTTCATGACGTCCTTCTTCTTTTTGGCGGTGAGGTTGAGGATTCGCTTGTTGCTCATCTTTTTGGGATAGCGGCGTCTCCTGGTGGAGTAGGGTCGGCGGTTTGTCCGACCACCATACCCTTTTCGGGTGTTGACCCTTCGGGTGACCGGAACTCTTCGGCCTCGGCGGATCGTTCGGTAGCGGTAAGCCATTTTGTTGGGGGCTGGGCATGAGGGGTTGAGGGATTTACGGGAGGGATGGCCTCTACTTATAGTCACAGGTGTGCCCTGTGTCTGGGGGATAACATTACTTTCCCCCAGACTCATTTGAACACACATGCCTCAGCTCGAGTGGAACTTTCGCTATGTCCTCGTCACCTACGCTCAGTGCGGAGACCTCGATCCATGGAGAGTTATGGAACGCTTTTCATCTTTGGGAGCTGAATGTATCGTTGGACGAGAGCATCACGAGGATGGAGGACTTCATCTTCACGTGTTCGCGGACTTCGGACGGAAGTTTCGAAGTCGAAAGGCTGA